CTTCGAAGCATGGGAATAGTAGCTGAGACTTATGAATATCATCCTTCTTTTATGTGGATTGAAATGGAAAAATGTCATCCTGTTTCTGAAGAGGAATTTGCTACAAGGGTGGGTATACGACCTGATATTTTAAGTAAAGTTGTTTTACATTGGAGTCGCTATTATAAACACTATATTGGAGATGACCCAGATTTAATAGCACATATTCATGATAATAGTCCGGATGAAAGTGAACAGTATTGGTTGGATAACACAAATTGGAATAATGAGTTTATTCAAAAAATATGTAAATATATGCTGGACTTCGAATTACTCCCCAATGACTTTGGGGCTATATCCGCTTATGGTATTAATTCGAATGGAGACCTTATTGTTATAGATTTTGGTTTGACACCTGAAATTTGGGATGTCTACTATATGGATAGTAAGGGAGCAACAGAATGGTAAAAAAGATTACTGAGATGGCATACCCAAATGATTTTGATATAGAGGAGTTTAAGACTATATCATCTTTCGCCAAACGAATTAAGTATTGTCAGGAGCGTTTACAGCGAGTTGCTTCCGGAACGGCTCGAATTGTCTATAAGGTGGATAATGAAAAAGTGTTAAAACTCGCCAAGAATCAAAAAGGAATTGCACAAAACGAAGTGGAAATATCTCAAGGAAATGATTACTACTTACGTCAACTGGGAATTGTAGCTGAAGTATTTGAGGACCATCCGGAATCACATTGGTTAGAAATGGAACTATGCACCCGAGTAACACCTAAAAAATTTGAGCGGATTGTTGGAATTTCATTTGATGAATTTGACGATGCTATTCGAGAGTTCAATGACTACTTAGATAGTGGTCATCGAATAAGTCCACGCAGTAGTAACCTTATTGATTCGAATGATTTTCTTAATAACATAGTAGATTATATTGGAAACTATAGGATACCTGTAGGAGATTTAACACGATTAAGCACTTATGGTGTCACAGCTAAGAATCAAATCGTTATTGTAGATTTTGGTTTAACCTACAATGTATTGGATTTACACTACACATAGGAGTGAATATGAAAGACATCATAAACTCATTACAAACACTTAAAGAACAACGAAAGAATGTATTAATGGAAACCCCTATAGATAGTTTACTTTCATTGAAACCACAGGATTGGGAAATTCCTACTACTTCCCGTTGGTATCAATCTGCACTTCAAGCACTACAAAATATTCATACCTTACCAAAGAATTTTCAAGAAGATATGTTAAATTACTATTTCTATGGTGAAATTGTAAATAATTGTTTGTCTGCCATATTGGAGAGTAATTTACCCGAGATGAAACGATTGATTACCCAAGAGGAACTGAGTAAATTAGACTCCATTATCAACTATCTTTCCGTAGATGCTCCTACTCACTACTGGGGTAGTATGAGTGTGGTTCGAAATTGGAAAGACCTCGGGGGATTAGTTGGTTGGGTAAAGGTGAAAGAATCCAACAGGCTATGAGCAATGTAATCCGCACCCTTCAAATTCTGAGGGAGAGTATATCTTCAGATGAAGAATACTTGACTGCGGTCAGTATGGGTAATGAACTCCGGGCTCAGGCTTTGGTAGATGAGGCCGCAAAGAAGGCCGGATATAATTTTAGCTGGCCCTACGCTTATCATGGAACTGAATCGGATACGTTTTATACCTTCGATATGGAGGGTGTAGCAAATGCAGATAATGTGGACGAAGGGGCTGGATATTTTTTTACAGATGACGCAGGGGAAGCGCGTTGGTTTACGGCTCCTCAAACTGATTTGATGGGGTCACGAGGTAAACCATCTCCACACTCGCGTGTACTTAAGGTTTTCCTACGCAGTCCGAAGTCTATGGAATTTGATACACAATCAGATTTTCGTGCTTATGTCAATGTCGAAGCCCCTTATGTTAAGGGGAGAACGCCGGGTTATGGATTTAGGAATTTATTAAGTAAACAGGGTTATACAGGAGTCAAGATACATGATTCACAATTAGGGGGAGGAGAGTGGGGAAACGGAACATGGTATATTGTGTTCTCCCCGGAACAAATTAAACTGGCCGACCCAGTTACCTACGATGACGATGGTGATGTAATTCCCCTGTCGGAACGATTCAATCCAAATTCAAATGACATTCGATATTAACACTTGACAATCCAAAAATGATATAGTATACTACCTGTGAATTCGCAGGGGGGTCGCCCAATTGGTTAGGGCATCGGGCTTTGAACCCGATTATCAAGGTCCGAGTCCTTGCCCCCCTGCCAAACTTGACAATGAGAAACCAGTTTAGTATATTTGAACCGTTGAGACTGAAATGTAATTTTTGGCGGGGTGGTGGAATGGCAGACACAGTAGACTCAAAATCTACCGCCGCAAGGCATTATGGGTTCAAGTCCCATCCCCGCTACCAAATTTGAGAGGAGAATGAAATGACTGAACGTAAACAGGAAAAGATTCTGGGAGGACTTCTGATAATACTGGGTGGGATGATAATTTTCAATGGAGTTCATTACCCTCAGTACCCTATCGTACCCTCAACGCTGGTTGGTCTGGGATGTTTTGTATGTGGTTTCCTGTGGCTTAAATAAAAACAGAAAGGAAGAAGAAATGAGACAGCACAACAAAGTGATTCAGGGAAGTATCAAGGGAACTCGCACGAAGGCTTGGAATCGGGGAAAGGAAATCCTCGCAACCATGATGTCTAAATTGGAATCCCCCGTAACCAAGAGAGATGTTCGGTCTGCTTTTGTGGAAGCCCGGAAACAGGCTCGAAGAGAGATGAAGAAATAATGACAATGTGGCGGGGTGGTGTAATTGGCAGCCGCGATGGACTTAAAATCCATTGTCCGAAAGGACGTAGGAGTTCAAGTCTCCTCCCCGCTACCAAATTTTTCAATTTGGGTAACGACTCAGCCTGATGGACGCATTGGGGGCCTTAGAAGTCGGGGTAAGTTAAAGAGGGATGCAACCGCCCCGCCCAGATTGAAAATTAAGGAAAGAAGGATGATGTTATGATGCGAATACTTGAGAAACCATATTTGTTGTCGGAATTTCAACCTGTAAATGGCATAGCTGAATTCCCAGTTGAACTTTTTAATTCAGTTTTCAGTTCATTGCTTGAAGACCGATTAAGAGACTTGATTAACCCTGTATTTGATTTTGCTAAAAAAGAACAAAGTGTCGTATATATCTACAATGATATTATACCTTTAAGTGGAACATCCGGTTTTCTCGTAGTAAAAGATGAAATGGTTATAGCATCTCTTGTAATTTGGCGGTCTTAGTTTTTCGTAGGTGTTCTTCTTTATGGCAATTACAACATAAAATCTCTAAGTTACTTATCTCATTATTACCACGATTTCTATCTTTATGATGCACCACCAAAACAGCTTCAAATTTATCATACCCACAACGATTACATTGATGAGAATAATATTCAAAAGCGGTCTCTCTATATTTATAGCTTCCATCCCCAGTACCATAATGAGGAGGTTGTATTTCTGTTAAACCATCAAGTCGTTGTGCCATATCTTTACATTTTCTGGTGCAAAAATGAAACCCAGACTTTGATTTTTTTATTCTACTAATAGGTTTGGTAAAAATATCTCCACAATAAGCGCAATTTAATGTTACGGTTCGAGGTTTACGTTGATTAAATTTAATAGAACAAGAAGAAGAACAAAATTTCCCGTATCCTCTATTGATTTCTTTATTTTCAGCCATAAACTCAGATTCACACTGTAAACAAACACGTTTAGTTTTAGCCATACACACTCCTTAAAATAATAATCGTTTACTTGTTCTACTCTCTATATCAAAAATGCAATGCAATCCCGTCTGATTCCACCATCCCGGCACCAAGTTGGCACTATGTTCGGCACCAAGTCCTTGACAACTAAATTACAATCCGTTATATTACCTCTGTAAGATAACACAAGGAGGTAATAGGATGAAAGAAAAACATTACTTGAACCTGTCGAATGGCATTCTTACTCTGGAAGAAGAAGAATATGGGCTGATGAACAACTACTCTTTCATAAGGATTCAGTCTACGGCATGTGAGCAGGGAAATTTAGCTTCTATTATTGACACCATTTCGGATGACTTGTTGATGAACACCGCATTAGGCCATAATATTCATTTGTATGATTTCGGAAGTCGTACTCCCATACCTCGTGCCTTCTGGATGGGGGTTGAGTGGTTGAAGTATGTTCTCCACAAAATTTGGTTTCACACCACATACACCCCGGTCAATCGCCGAGGGGAGTTGGATACGTCCTTGGGTTCCTACTTTGAATTGAAGTTCCGGGAACTTTCAGATTCATCCCGTAAGCGAATCAAGTACTATAGGAAGTGGTTGAACACTGATACCATCAACATTTCTACTCATGCCAAGCAGACTAAATTAGACTCCCAATATGACTACATGAAGACCGTCTTGACACGAACCCAAGAATGTGGTATAGTTGAAGTAACCAAACAGGGGGTGATGTAGTGATAGAAATCTATGGCAAGTATGGCAAGGCGTTAGTATATTCAGATTCACTTGAACCTGAATGCTACACTCAAATTTCCCATATGATGAATCACCCCGCTTTCACTGAACAGGTTCGCATCATGCCGGATGTTCATTTAGGCAAGGGAAGCGTTATTGGATTTACCATGCCTTTAGGCACCAAGATTGACCCTCAAGTGGTGGGGGTGGATATTGGGTGTGGTATGTTATCCCAGCGGGTTTCACTGGCTGAAAACATATTAAAACATATTGATTGGCGCAAGGAATTCGACCAGCGAGTTCGAGGTGTGGTTCCTATGGGAATGCACATTCACTCTTCCGGGAACAGTCGAATCATATCAGAGATTCAGCGTCGAACCCTTAACAAAGCTGAGGTTGCCTATCGGAACCCCAAGTATCTCACCTATGCTCCACCTTCATATGATGATGCTTGGGTGAAGGCCATAATCAAGCGAGTAGGGATTAAGCCTGAAACCTTTTACAACTCCATTGGAACGCTGGGTGGGGGAAACCATTTCATCGAGTTGGGTTATGAAGAAGACAACCCCGAGTATGGGTGGATTACCATACACTCAGGTAGTCGTAATTTCGGACTGCGGGTATGTGATTACTGGGTAAACCAGATGGGGTTCTTCCACAAGGATGAATTCAACCTGCGTGTAAGTGAATTGAAGCGGGACTACACCGGAGTTGCCTTGGGTCAGAAGATAGAACAGCTTCGTCAATCTTTTTCACCCAAGAGCTATCTCGAAGGTGATGGAATGACGGGGTATCTCTATGATATGATATTTGCCCAAACCTATGCGGAAGTGAATCGGGAAGAAATTCTTCGACACATCCTCAAGGTATTTCCCGGCAAAGCCATAGATATTCCTATCTGTTCAGTTCACAACTATGTAAATTTCTCAGATGGAATTATACGCAAAGGGGCCATCTCCGCATATCAAACGGAGAGAGTAATCATTCCTTGGAATATGCGGGATGGCCTCATTATTGGAGTAGGTAAGAGCAACCCGGACTGGAACTTCTCAGCCCCCCACGGTGCGGGTCGAACCATGTCCCGTAAGAAGGCTAAGGATACCATCAACGCCGATGTGGTAGCTCGGCAAATGGAAGATGTATATTCTTCCTGTATTCCCATTGATGAAGCCCCGGACGCATTTAAGCCTGTGGCTGAAGTAATGAAGTACCTCGAAGAGTCCGTAGAGGTACAAATTGTAGTGAAGCCTTTGGTGAATCTGAAGGCTAATGAATCACCTAACGAAAGACGAGGTAAGAAGAAGTGACGAAAGTTAGTATAAAATTTCCGACTGACCCGTACATGTGGCGAAATAAGAAACAATATGTGTTCATGAGGTCAGTAAAAGTGTTTGGTTTGTACTTTAGTAATTACAAACCGATTAATACTCAGGTGTATAAGACCAAGGCAATTTATACGATAGGGAGCAGTGAACGTAAGACTTCTATCTTCGGGGTTATAAATTCATTCTCCACTCCCACTAAGGAAATTGGCCTGTGGTATATATCTCCCGAGAATGGCGAACTTATGATGACAAGTTTCCCCTGTGATGATATAGTACCTGTATCATCCCTATGTTTGTTGGACTACATTGAGAATTTGATTCAGATTTTAGCTAAACCAGAGAGGGGTCAAAGTGAAAGTAAAGTACCGAGTTAACGCAATGAAGGATTTAATTGTTGAATTGATAAAGCAAGGTCGAACCAAAAGCAAAATAAAGATTCTCGAAGATTACCCACCCCACATCGCCGGGGAAGAACTGCGGGTATTAAACAAGAGATTGCTGGGTCTTAAACCTATGGAGTAAATAGTTGACTGCCATGCGGTCAAGAAAATTTGGACGAGGTGGAATGGGGACACATGGAATTTCTTTTTCATCTTCCTGAGTACTTTGTGTATAGTCTCGGTATACCCACCGTTGTCCGTCAAAGACGTAGCATCGGTCTACAGAATCTTCAGTGTAGAAAGGGGATTGGTGATAGTCTAACATAAGTACTCCTTTGTAATCTGTATCAAATTTCGGGAAGTGGGGTGGATAATGACATCAATATCTACAGAGTTATTTCATATGTTGAATCGGAAAGCCGGGATGTACGATAACATCATGCATTTCTGGGAACCTCTTCTATTCATTGTAGGGATATTGGGATTGGTTGGAGCAATTCTATGGGCAATTAACATATGGAAATTATACTCTCGAAAGCAATTTCTGGAAGAAAGATTGACATTAATTTATGGTATCATTGAACAACGAGGTTGGTGTATTTGCACAGGGGAACAAGAGCAAAACTGTGACAAAAAACATCGAATGGATTGCTGGAAACGATTAACAGAAAGGATTAATCACCATGCCTAACTATGAGTTCAAGTGCGTCAACTGTGGTCATAAGACTGAGGTCTTGCGTAAACATACAGATGAATCTGTTGTAATTTGCCCTAAATGCGGTAAGGAAATGACGAAACAATTCTCAGCCCTGAATGTGTTTCAAATTAAAATAGGGCCGAGATAGCCATGGAGAAAATTACATTTAGACGGGCCTCTCGCGTGGGGGGTCACGAAGCTTACTATGTTGTAAATCAAGTGTCAGGTAGCGTTCTATTTCTCCACTGGAACGGGTCTTTTAAGGACTGGGCAATCATAACTAAATTAGATGATGATTGGTCCCCGGAGCAATTAGAAACTATCCGGGCATTCATCCGTAAATTAAACACCCCCGAACCAAAGGGTAATGAGCCGGGGGTCTAAATTGAAAGACATCTTCACTACCCCCGAATGGAAAGAACAAGTATGCGATGAAAAGAAAACCCAACCAAACATAGTAGGGTGTCGCACTGAATTTCTGGATATGGTTGATGGGGACTATCCGACAGCCATGATATTGAATGACATTTACTTCTGGCATCTCCCACCTAAAGAAGATACAGAAAACAAAGGAACGAAACTTGGAATATGCCGAGAAGGAACGTATTGGTTGGCGAGGAAGAATACCGAGTGGGAACATCTTAGGTTAAACCGAAAACAAGTAATGAAATGTATGAACACATTGAAAAATAAAGGTTGGATAGAGACGAAAATAACATGTATAAATGCATCTAAGGAAAAACACACACTGATTAAAATAACAAGGAAATTCTTACAAGACCTTCGTAGGTTTAAGGCCGAAAATATCAAAGTCCAAAACGAGACTTTGATAGAGAACAAAGTCCCAAAACGGACTTTGATAGAGAACAAAGTCCCAAAACGGACTTTGATGGGGGTATCAAAGTCCCAAAACGGACTTTCATGGGGTATCAAAGTCCCAAAACGGACTTTGCTATATACAGATTCTTTCGTTTCAGATTCATTCGAAGAACAGATTCTTGGGAATTGTGTCCCTGAATCCATAGAACTAAGAAAAGAAATAGGAGAAAAAGCCAAGCAGGTGCTACTGTCTTGGGAGCAGTTGCATAACCCGGTAGCTTTACTCAAGGGATACGAAAACCTATGGGCTGAGTATCTTGGTTTTGTTCAAGAAGAATCAACACTGGTTGTTGGAACCGAAGTGGGTCGTTTGATAACCTACTGTCGAATACTTGGGGTCGTCCCTACTCCCGAAACTTGTAAGAGGCTTGAAGCAATTTGGAATCGCTTCGAGTGTGGAAGTATTACTCATCCCTACGAGGATAGCGAATGGAGCATCCTCCTGATTCTCCTATTCGTCTTGAGGCAAAAGGCTCCGGGCTGGCTCCCCTCGGATATAGAACCTGAGAACTTGGATTCCGTACTCTGGGCTTTGTTGGCCTACTACGAAAAGCACCATGAAGAATTGGAGTTTCCCGCATGAAAACAGGCATAACAATCATCACCCCTACTGGGGATAGGCCCGAGGCTTTTGCTTTGTGTGAGCGTTGGATGTCGCAACAAACATTAAAGCCTGACCAGTGGATTGTGATTGATGACGGTCAGACCCCCACCATTCCTTCGGGGTTGGCTAAAGACATCCCAATGATATATGGCCGAAGAGAAGCACTACCGGATGACCCGCCGCATACACTGGCTCGAAACATGACTTTGGCATTGAAATTTGTAGCCTATGAAAAGGTTATCATTATTGAGGATGATGATTATTATTCTAAAAATTATATCAAGACTGTAAGTTCTTGGTTGGATAAACATGATTTGGTTGGTCAGATTCCTACCTTCTACTACCATGTTGGGTTGAGAATGTATCGAAACATGAGTAATCGAATGCACTCGTCTTGGTTTCAGACAGGATTTAATTTCACTGCGGTAACTCCCTGTTTGAATGGAGTGTTGAGGAAAGAATCATTGGGGGTAGATACAAGATTATGGCGAGAGTTTCGTCAGAATAAATATCTCTTCACCGGGTCCCCTATTGCCATAGGGATGAAAGGGATGCCGGGTCGAAAAGGTTTGACGGTTGGGCATGATTTGGAGACATGGAAAAAATATTTGTCCAATGCACAAAAGGATTTGGATATGAAGTTTCTGAGAGATTCATTCATGGGGTCAGATGCCCAGTATTATGAGGGCTTTTATGATGAATCATTGGGTAAAAAATGATACAGATACAATGCGAATAGGAGTTGAAATGAATTCATCATTAGGAATTGATACACAATTGAGAGTGGAACCTGAATACCCACGTCAAGGTTTGCGCCCCAATTTGATTACAGATTTTGCTAATTCTCTTTGTACCGGGGATGTTATAAACTCCAACAAGAGATACAGCAATCTCATAGAATATGTGGGTCACAAGAGTATTTATGAACATCAGAAACATTTGTACCCCGGTTTCCCTGATGCTTGGAGTATGAATCATACTCGAATAGTGTTGGGTAAATTTAGACCCGCAGGATGTTCCCCCGACCAAGAATTCACATTGGTGTTTGAGTGGGCTTCCCCTACTGCGAGAATCAGTTACTTGCAAGGTTGGATGTTGTGTCCATCTTATGCAAGGATTTATCGCAACGATAAGATACATACTTATGCTAAAACAAATCCTGAAGTAGCTTATGATGTGTTGGAAACCGCCATGAGTCATTCAGGTAAATTGTATGACTATGTGCAATTGCTTGGAATTGGTTTGGGTCTTAAGTGGTTGCAGTTGGGTGAACGTTATGAAGTATGTTCATCCGGAGTCCGGGAAATCCTTGAAAAGCATTTCCCGTTTGTGGCTCCTCTATTTCCGAATTTAGAAGTGTGGCAGACTCCCCCTGCCGCTTTTGCTTGTCACCCCGAAACATGGAGTGAGGTCAGCTATAATGGAGCGAATGGTCATGTTTAATAACAGAGAGGTTGTGGTTGTTGGGAATGGAGTAAGTCGAAAAAACCAAGACCTCTTAGCGTGGAAGTACCGATGCGGTTCGATGATTGGATGTAATCAGTTGTACAAAGAAACAATCCCAGACATTCTTGTGTCTGCGGATTGGAAAATGTCCATGCAAATCATGAAGGATGTTCCTTTCTATCCGGGGATGCATATCTACCGGGATAGGAGTGTTTGGAGGGTTAGGGTAGGCAGAATGATATTGGTTTCTTTAGATTTGTGTGGTTGGTCGTCTGGGGGTCGGGCTCTGTGGTTTGCAGGTTCCCTATGTGACCCCGAGGTAGTACATGTGATAGGGTTTGATTTGGATTGGACCCCCGATGGGAAGTACAACAACATGTATGCCGGAGATGAATTGTACAAACCAGAGGGGAGCAAACTTACCCCTCCTGACAATTTCATTAAGCAGTTTGTTCAGACTGTAGAGAGATTCCCTAAGATTAAGTTCATTCGATACATCCCTACAATGGATGCAGTGAACAAGACGTTGGATAAATTTGCCAACGTGGAACACAGATTGTATGAGTAGTGTTGTGTAATTTGATATAGATAAGTAACAACCCGGAAGGTTGTAAAGACTCACAGACCTAAAGGTGCAGACAAGTTAAAACTTTACAGGCGAGTCTGCATTGCCTCGGTAGAGAACCTTCCGGCTTTACCGAGGCATTTTTTATTTGGAGGTTTCTATGCGTAAATTAGATTTAACTGGAAGAGTATATGGCAGGTTAACAGTGTTGGAAGATGTAGGTCGTAAAAATCGGGGTGTAATTTGGAGATGTATATGTGAGTGTGGCAATTTCATAGATGTGGCTTCAGGTAATTTACAGAGTGGTAACACTCAATCCTGCGGATGTTACAAGAGGGAACGAACCACCGAAACTAATAAAAAAGATTTAACGGGTCAAGTATTTGGCAGGTTGACCGTATTAGAAGATGCGGGACGAACAAAACAAAGTAAGGTAATTTGGAGATGTTTATGTGAGTGTGGTAACATTACAAATGCTATAACAGCAAGTTTGCAAAGTGGTAACACTCAATCCTGCGGTTGTCTGCAAAAAGAGCGAACATCTAAAATTAATAAAAAAAATTTAACTGGACAGAAGTTTGGCCGTCTTACCGTGCTTAAGGATGTAGGTAGAACCAAACGACAATATGTAATTTGGAGATGTTTATGTGAGTGTGGTATCATTGTAGATGTTACTGGGGATAGTTTATTGTCTGGTCATACCCAATCTTGTGGTTGTTATTATAGGGAACAACACGCAGGAGAAAACCACCACAATTGGAAAGGTGGAATCACCCCTCTTAATCATGTCATTAGAAATTGTACTTTATATTTTGGTTGGAGAACCTCGGTATTCCATCGAGATTTTTATACTTGTCAACATTGTCATAAAATAGGTGGGAAATTACACGCTCATCACATCAAATTCTTCTCTACTCTTCTGAAAGAATTTCACATCACCACCTTGGAAGAAGCGGAAGCCTGTGAAGCTCTTTGGGATGTCTCGAATGGAATTACCCTATGTAAGAAATGTCACAAGAAAGAACACGTTCGACTGAGAGCCCTTGACATTCCTGAGTGATGGTATTATGTTCGACCCTTGATATTGGGTTGTGATAACGCTAACATCAAATTTCAATTAAGGTATCTCTATGGGTAAGAAAATAGATTTAACTGGGCGGGTCTTCGGTAGACTTACAGTACTTGAAGAAGCTGGACGAAATCAACGGGGTAAGATACTCTGGAAATGTTTATGCGAGTGTGGCAATACAGTTAATGTGAGAGCGAGTAACTTAAAATCTGGAAATACTCAGTCTTGTGGGTGTTTTAGTAAGTTAGATTTGACAGGACAGAGATTTGGTCGGCTCACAGTGCTTGAAAAGGTGGGGAGACGTAAGGAAGGGGCGGTGATATGGGAATGTCAATGTGACTGTGGCAATATGGTTAAAGTTTGCACAGGCAGTCTACAAAGTGGAAATACTAAATCTTGTGGTTGCTACAATAAAGAACAATCATCAGAGCGGAGTCGTATTGATTTAACCGGACAGGTATATGGCAGACTCACAGTATCGGAAGATGTTGGTAGGACTAAACGACAACAAGTAATTTGGAGATGTTTATGTGAGTGCGGAAATTTCGTAGATGTAGTTTCTGGTAGTCTACGAAACGGTCATACTCAGTCTTGTGGTTGTTACAATAAAGAACGTGTATCTGAGACACAATGTATTGATTTAACTGGTCAGGTATTTGGCCGATTGGTTGTCCTCGAAGATGTAGGAAGGACTAAACGACAACAAGTAATTTGGAAATGCCAGTGTGAATGTGGTAATGTAGTTAATGTAATAACAAGAAATTTAATATGCAAAAATACTCAATCATGTGGTTGTTATAATAGAAAACGAGCATCAGAAATCCACTCAGGTGAAAACCATCATAATTGGAAAGGTGGAATAACCCCTCTTAATCACGCCATTAGAACATGTTCATTTTATATAAATTGGAGAACCGCTGTCTTTCAAAGAGATTCCTATACTTGTCAACATTGTCATCAAGTAGTAGAAAATTTAATCGCTCACCACCTTAATCTCTTCTCGGATATTATGAAAGAGAATAACATCACCACCTTGGAAGAAGCACTACAATGTGAAGCTCTCTGGAACATTGACAATGGACTCACGCTATGTAAGAAATGTCATAAAAAACTACACTCTTCCGAGGGCCTTGACAACCCGGAAGAAATTGATTATATTACACCATAAGATTGGGATGGTGCATTATGAATAACATCGTAGGGATTGACCCCGGCACCTACGAAAGTGCCGCTGTAATTTACGATTCGGAACAACACAAGGTTAAATTTGTGTGGTATGGAAAAAACAGTGAATTGGTTAAGAGTGTGCGGATTGGGTTGGGGGGTGATACCCAATTCATTGTGAGTTATGAACGTATGCAACACTACTCTGTGCGGGAGGGGGTTGGAAATTCAACCTTTCTAACATGTGCTTGGTATGGGCGATTTATAGAATCCTTTTTTCATTTGGGAGGAAATGATTTACCTATTTATTCGGTAACCAGCCCGGATGTGAAGTTAGCTCTCTTAGGTTTACCTAATGTTTGTGGGGCAAAGCTATTAGTTAAACGTGCGATTTGGGAGTTGTTTCCTTTGGTGGGTGGAGGGAGTACCCCTGCGGTGGGGACGAAGACCCAACCCGGTCCTCTTTACATTATGAGGAATTTTCCCGCCCATTGCTACGACGCACTGGCCGTCTCGATTGTGGTCAATTTATGGTTGCAGGGCCGTTTTGTGGGAGATATTTATAAGGAGAAACCAAGTGAAATTTAAGTCCCCATACCTGAAGACGGAACTTTGGGCCGAGCAGGAAGAGTCGGTTCAAGTTTTACCCAATCAACCCCGAATGATTTTAGCTGATTCTACGGGCTTGGGTAAGACTTTGAGTGTTTTAGCTACCTTCATTAAACTGTATGAAGAAAACCCAAATAGACGATTGGTAATTTTTTGTAATAAATCAAGCCTATCAGTGTGGTCAACGGATATTCCTAAACACCTACAAGGTTTGGATTTTATAGTATTGGATTCCAATATTGAAAAAGAACCGAATAGGGTGCGAATTCTAAGTGAACCTGCCCCGTCAATAACCGTAATTTCCTATCCAGCATTAGCTAAATTAAAACACTATATCCAAAAGATTTATCAGGCGGGAAACTCTGTTATTTTGGTTTTAGATGAAGCTCATTACTGTAAGAATGATAAGAGTCAGCGAGTAGAAGCAGTACGACCTTTTGTCAATTTATCTGAGTTTTGTATCGCTTGTTCCGCTATGCCAATCAATAATCACTACCTTGACGCTTGGGGATTGTTTGACCTATTGGTACCGGGTCTCTTGGGGACAGAGGCGGCATTCAAGAAGCGGTACTGCAAATACGAATGGATTAAGCATAGTTGGGTAAAGGGTAAGAAAGTTGCCCGTAAGCATCCCTACCCCAAATTTAAGGGGTATCAGAACGAAGAAGAGTTGAAGGCGAAAATTACACCCTACATTCTGAAGAGGGTGAAGGATTACAACGTACAGTTTCATGTTATCCCGGTGGAATTTACCCGAGAGGAAGATGCGATGTATACTCAATCAGCCCGAGGTATTCTTACGGCTGAGTACAAAGAGTTCGTGGGTCGTTTACCTGAATTGCAACTGATAACTGATAACGCTATTACATCTGATTTGGAATTGAATCGAGTTAAAAAGCTATCCTCCAAGGAGAAAGTCTTATTCAAAGGTCTCATCGAGCAGGTTCAAAATGATAAAGAGGCTGTAATAGTGTTCTCGGCGTTCAAGAAGGTTTTGGACAGGTTACAGTTTTTGATTGAAGCGTCGAGGTTGGAGTTTGGTAAATTGTACCGATTAGATGGTGAGACTCCTGCGGGGGAGCGCACACGAATTACAGAAGAGTTTGGGCCGGGGGACATCCTGTTGGTATCTCCTGCGGGTCGAGAGAGCTTAAATCTTCAGCAGTCGCATATTTTGTGGTCCTACAACCTACCCTTTTCATTGGGGGATTTCGTGCAACTCATTGGTAGGATTGCTCGTAATGATTCTAAATTTACCCAGTTTGATGTATACATGCCCGTGGTGAAGAACAGTATTGACGAGTACAAAGTCAGGTCGTTATTATACAAGTCCCGAGAGTTCACCAAGATTATGGCCGGGGAAGCGGCCATGCCTACCTCATGGCACAAGATAACTCGGACTAAATTAGAAACCATGAGGCGTAAATTGTTGTGGAGAGCCCCAGATAAGAAAGCGAGACCTACTGCATATGGAAAACAAAGATAAGATTGGGCGGGATGTTTTTATTGACCCCGCATTAGAAAAAGAAATGGGAGAGCATTTAGCTCGAATACGAATGGGTTATGATTTGAGTGATGATAAAATGGACAGGATTCGAAAGGAATGCCCTATGTGTGGGGGTCGGGAGCGTATTACGAAGGAATTACCGGACGGGACTAAAAAGCATTATGCTTGTCTTTGCAAAGAGGTTTATTACCGAACGGTATATTTTGGACCTATGTTGAATTTCATTCGTTTTCCTTTGGATGAAATGGATAAACCCCCAGTGTTGGAATCTCTGCCTCGAATTGTTTTGTTCAAGGGGGATTTGCTGGATGTTCGACACATCAACTACCTACTGTATCGGGCTATTCGGATTAACTATTACGACCCTTATCGGGCTGAGAACCGAAGACCCCCGGAAATTAAGAGTGGAGTTGTGAGTAGTTTGGTAGAGGCTACTGTTCAGAAGAGTGAAAACTTTGATGCCATGTTCGGAGCGTATTTGATGTATTTTAATTTGTGTGATGTCTCGGTATTTTCCAAGGAGCAAGGGTATCTCTATAATGCCATTTTGAGGGATTTTATCAATACAAAATATCAATCTAATAAAGCTGTGTGGTTATTTCAATCTACTAAAAGGGATAATCATTGGGAGGGGTTGGATGAATTTGTGAGAACCATAGGCCGGGTTGTTGAGTTCAAATCAAATGTGGCACCTATAATTACGATGCAGAATCAAACTTCAAGTCCAAAAGGTAATTCTGATTTGGAAAATGAATGTGCGCTACGTCCCTCTAAGCCGATTGTTCCGATAGGAAATCCGAAGGGTTGATTATGAATAAGAGTTTCTTTCGCGTTAAAGCCAAGGATGTTCAGAGAAGTAAAGCATATATCCTGTGTTACTTACTTCAGGCTCCAAATTCCCCCAAGCAGGTTGAGAAGAAGAAAGATGTACTGTTGAAGTGTCTGAAGGCTGACCCCGAGGATAAGGCTTTCAGACAAATTTTACAGTCCTTGAATGAGAACCATGAAACGATTTCCAACGACATTTTGTTGTCGGAGAACCTGATTGACTTTGATTACACCATCTACTCGGAGAGTTTGCAGGGCATCCCTACATACTCTGATGTGGTTACGACTCATGTGCCTAACTGGATAGAGTATGCCCGAGTTGCCGAGTACCTAACGGATTTGAAGAATTTGAATAAATCCCCCGAAATTGTTACGAGGGCTGATGTTATTGCGATGAATAACAAGCACACAACCCGCCTGACTAAATTACTGGTCGAAGAAGAATCTATGGATACGGAAGCCGTGTTGGAGCGATTGAGACGTAGGGAGAGCATTGCCATAAGTGGAATTCGAGAAATAGATTTGGAAATGGGCGGGTTCTCGCTGGGTAATTTGTTGGCTATTGGTGGTTATGCTGGTGCCGGGAAGACCACCCTTATGTGTAGTATGGCCTATCGAAATGCCATCATGAGGCCCGACTTGCAACAAGCATACCTCTCCTTGGAAGTTCCCCGAGATGAACTTCACATGTGGTTTGTAGCTCGACACGCTGACCATCCGAAGTGGCGCAATGAGCCGGGTGTGGATAAATTAACCCGAAAGAGATTGGTGAAATCGGAGACTCTGGAACCGAGTGAACATGCGTTGGTGTTGCGGATTGCTGATGATTTATATCACAACCCCGAGTATGGAAAGATTCATCTACTGGTAAACAAAGACTTTCCCTCATTTGATTTACCACAATTTAAGTCTACCTTGTATGACCGCTGTCCCGACATCAAGGTGTTCTATTTCGACCACATCAACAAATTAGAGAACATATCGTTCGGGAAAGTGATAGACCCCTTTCAGAGGATGAATACCTATGTGGATTTCTTGGCTGAAAACCTCAGCAAAGATTTCTATGGCAACATGATTTTGACAGTGGCCGGGGTACAGATTAACCGCACCATGAATAAGGAAGCTGTGAAGAGGGTTGCGGCGGGTCTACCTCCATATGACAACAACTGCTGGGCGGGTGTGAATGCGATTGAACGAAGTGCCTACTATGCTTTGGCGGTCTATTCAACCCCGGAGTTGTGGCGCACTTCAGAAATTGCGGTGCAGTCTTTGAAGCATCGTATTGGTGAAGTAACCGAGGGTGCAATTTATGTTCCGGCGTATCCCACCAAGATGGTTATTGGTGATGATGCTTATGGTGAAGTAGCCTATGAAGAAACCACCGAATATGTGGACGAAATTGTAGGGGATATGAGTGATTCCCCTTATGTCCATTTAGGAGATACAAATGATTGAGAACTTGGAACAAATTAGAGAATCCCTTTTAGGGGACCCGGAAGTGTTGAATCAATTAGTCTATGCCATTGAGAAGTCGAAGTCAGCGATGTTGTTTCTGAAGAAGGTGCGGGGGAAATCGGAGACCGTTATCATTACCCCGACCACCTTGAAATTAACACACAGTCAGAAGGGGATGCTGGAACCGATAGTGATGGGAACTAAACCCAGTGCAGACAATAAATTTGTTCAGTATTACCTGAATCAAATCTTTGCCGTGGAAGTGATAGATAGTGAGGATGAAATGAAGACATTTGAACCTCCTAAGATATTCACAGACAATAAGTTTAAGAGTTGGGGGCATTTCGAATAATGGATAGGTCAAAGCAGGAAGTCATTAATTCGTTGTTCCCCATGCCAAAATTATTGGCTAAGTATTATAAGGTTTTCGTCAGTGATGGAAACCTTACTTTTCATTGTCCGTTTCCCGAACATCCGGGTAGGGATACTCGAAAGTCAGCTAAGTACTTCCCGGACACCAACAAAGCATATTGCTTCACGGAACAGCGTATTTATTCCTCCTATGACATTCTTCGGTTTAAGGGATTTTCGGATGCTGAATTAACTGAAGTCGTGTTCAAAAAGGTGGGGGCGTTCATCCCGGAAGATGTAGAACTGGATGACATCATATCCCCGCAGGATTATTTGGAAGATGTGAGTCTGGCTTTCATGCGGGGGAAGTGCAATGTGAGAGATTTTAACAAACCTCTGAAGTCCTATCTGAAGGCGTTGATGAAAAGCCTTGACAAATCAAAGTAGATTCGTTATAGTAGATGCTTAGAAAGGAATCCTATGCCTCAACACACAAGTCAATATGTTCCAGTGTATCGAACCAAAAAACGAGACGATGGGCAATACAAGAACATCTCCATGATTCTTGTAGACACCCCAGCCAAGTTTCGTAAGATGGTCGAACTATGGAAACAGAGTCCGAAGATTGTGGGGTTCGACACGGAAACCACCGGGTTGAATCACACCACGGCTGACCTTGTGGGTTGTTCCATAGCCTTTGATAGAACCTATTCTTTCTATCTTCCTTTCGGACATCAAATTACAGATGAATCCCCTAATCTTTCTATAGACCATTTTGCTTTAGTAACTAAATTACTGGATAAATCCGAGCGGGTTCTGTATTGGAATAAGAAGTTTGATAAGAGAATACGCAGATGCAATGGACATACTAATTTACGCGATGACCATGAGGTAGATTTGATGATTGAGGTGTATAACTGGGATACCAATGTGGGTATGCCAGCATTGAAACCATCCGCGAAGGAAATTCTGGGGTGGAATCTGGATTCATTTGAAACAAAATTTGGAAAAGATGCAAACCTATCCATGTACAGACCCCGAGAGGTTTTGGAATATGCTGGGTTCGATGCGGTTCTCTTATTATACCTGTATGATAAAATCCCGGATATAAAACCTCGGTCTAATTTACTCTTGAAGATTGATGAGAAAGCCGCAAGTGTTATTGCTGATGACATCGAGGAACAAGAAACCCCTATGGATAAACGGGAATTGACTAAGTTGCAGGTGCAATTTATGGCTGACATGAAAGCACTGGAAGAAGCAATTAATAGAGAAGCCAAGCAGAAGTTGAATCCCGAGAGTCCTAAACAGGTTCGAGAGTTTTTGATTGCTCATAAGATTGATACAGGGAGTACCACCAAAAAAGGTGATAGTATGTCCTGTGGGGTGGATGCATTAACCAAGGTGAAGAATGCTCACCCGGTACTGGAAATGATTTTGAAACATCGTAAATTGAAGAAAGCTTTGGGAACATACATCAAACCCTTACAAGAATCTGAACATCCTCATTTTGCCTATAAGACTGTTCAGGTTGCCACGGGTCGATTGTCTGGGGGAACAGATAAGAAGAATGATTTCTTTACTCATGTGAATATTCAAGGTGTTACTAAATCAGCCGCTATGGATTACTTTGCGATTCAAGAATCCTCTCCCAGCTTTGCCATATTTCAACAAGCCCAAATTTACCCCAAGTGTTTCAAGCGAAATGTTGAGGGTTGGTATTTCTTCCCGGTGGAATATCGGGGAGAGAATAAAGAAGAGGCTTGGGTGAAGAATTTTCGTATAGGGCGCGACATATGGGATGGGTACATCACCGAAGGGTTTGACCCTCGGAATAACATTCGTAGGGCATTTGTGTGTCGGGAAGGTGACTACTATGTGCATTTTGACTATGCGGCTCAAGAGATGCGCCTACCTGCAAATTTCTCTGAAGATAAGACGATGGTTAAGATGTTCTTGTCGGGGGAGGACCCCCACAAACAGACCGCTGTCATGTTGTTTGGCGAAGCCAACTATAATCGAGATGCCCGTAAGATTGCTAAGATTCTGAACTTCAATCTGTTATATGGAGGACAGAAGTATTCTATTGCTGAGAAACTTCGAACCTCTCCTGAGAAAGCACAGGACTACATCGACAAGTGGTGGGGGTTATTCAGCGGGTTGAACCGCTGGAAAGATTTAACCATTAAGAAGGCCATCAATGACGGTTATGTTCGAACGGCTTTTGGAAGAGTGAGGCGGGTTTCCTTTTGGGCCAACAGTACAAATTATGCTGTCCGAGCTTTTGGAGAACGCACTATCATCAATACGATAGTGCAGGGTACAGGTGGGGATATTGTACGACTGGCTTTGATTCGGGCCAATGCTTTGAATTTAACCAATTCAATTGATTGTCGGACTTTGTCAGCAGTCCACGATGAAATTAACTACTCAGTCAAACAAGAAAGAATTTATGAAGTGATACCGCAGATTCAACATGTAATGGCAATACGCAAACCAGAATGGAAGGTACCTATGGAAGTGGGTTTGGCAGTCGGATTTTCTTGGGGTGAGATGTGGGATTTCAAATTTACAAATGGTGTTTTAATTCCTGATGGCAAGTTCTACGGAAAGGAGAACTAAGATGTTTGACAAGAAAACAACAAAGGTATCATGTATCACAACGATTCATGGGCAGAGGTTAATTTTGGTGGATGTAAAGGAACTTCCGCAAACTCTGACGGCTGAGGTAGTATTGCTTCTTCAGTTGGACCCGACTGCGGAGGAAATCGGGTTGATTCTCTCCCCTATGTTTGACCTCCCCGGTAAATTAGGTGGACCCCATACGATTAACCTGAATTCAATTGTGGCTTGGCATACCATGTCCAAGGCATTTCAGGAAGAATTAATTGATGTGGCGCAGGGTGTATACAATCAGCGTGTAACGGATATGAGCGGGATTATTCTGGCTCCGGCTGGTGCCATGAATAACATCAAACAATTCAAACCTCCCGTAAAGAAGTAAGGAAACCAACATGGATATTCCGAGGAGTAAACCGTACTTGATAGATGTCGTGAATACATTGGGTATTCAAGATTGGGTCGAGTACCATCAAAACGCTTCTGGTGGTGATAAGACCACTAAAGAAGATTATGTGAAAGCTATTCAAAAATTCCACCTTATCAAAAGGTATGGGGCAATTGAAAATGTACCCCGACATATGAATTTAGCTCTTCAGTATCTTCCTCAGAAAGCGGCCCCTCGGAATCAACTTCGTCCTGCATCGAAGCAACAGGAAATTTGGGCTGAGGTCTGGCATAGCCCAGACTACATTGTGGAGGAAAAGCTTGATGGTCTTCGTTTTAGAATCATTTATCTTCGAGATGAAGGGTTGCATTGTTACTCCCGTCACATAGATGCAAATGAACTTCTCCCTATTGAATACACCAACAACTTCTTTACTCCATTCGACCCCGCTAAATTAGACCGTAGTATCACTTCTGTGATGTTGGATAGTGAACTAATTTGTCATAACCCCGAGTTTTGTACCCTGTTGAGTGACCGGGGTCAGACTGCGGATACTCAGTTGGCCGCAGTATCAGCATTGATGCATATGAATGTAGAGGACGCAATTAACATCCAGCAGGGGGAAGGGGCAATCTTGACCCCTTATGTATTTGACTGTCTGATGTTCAACGATGAAATCATAATTGACAAACCTTTATGGGAGCGTAAATTGAGGGTAAGGGAATCCATACCTCTTCTGAATGAGGCCGGATTTCAGGGGAAAGAACATAAAGCCTACCGACTCTCGAAAGAAAAGAAGCATGTGCTGTTCGACAATATTCTTAACCGTGGTGGTGAGGGTTTGGTCGCCAAGAAAATTGACAGCCCTTATACCCCGGATGCCCGTATCAATGACTGGGTGAAAATTAAACGTACAGTCGGGGGAGTGTTGGGTGATTCTCTTTCCGGGTTCATTACTGGATATAAGCCGGGGGAACCGGGGAGTGGATACGAAACTATGGTGGGTTCTGTAGAAGTCTCCTCCAACGTGCAGTTGCTAAACGGGGACATAGAAATTCGCCCTATTGCAAATGTATCAGCATTTTCAGCCGACCTTAGACAGCGTATGACTCAGTACGATTCCTTGGGATACCCAGTCTTGAATCCTGATTTCTTGGGGAGAGTTATGGATGTAGATGGGCAGAGTTTTTCTTCCCGGTCAAAGCGTTTGGTTCATGCTCGGTTCAAAGGGTGGAGACCGGATATGACTGAGTTCGATTGTAATATATCGGAAGAAGTCATAGAGAGTTTGATAGTATGAAAGAATTGTATATTGGACACATCCCAACTACATTGATAAATGTGCAGAGGATACACCCTCATGTGGTGGTTAAATCCTTTGTTACGGTGGATGAGTTCAAAGACTTTTATTCCTCGATGTACAAAGTCCGGTTGGGTTGTCCCTTAATCGTTTCTGATTTATCCATGTTGGATTTCCGTATGGCTTATGCTTTGAAATTCATTGAGGAATTTACCGGAGATTTAATCGTATTGGCTTCTCGGGACAATATTCTCCCTACTATTCTATCCCGGTTTGACCGAGTACATAAGATGCGACAGGATGAATCGAATGTTTCCTTGGATGCAGAATACTTGAAGTCTAATTTACTTTCAGACTTTTCTTACATTGACGATGAGAAAGCTCGGAGAACGATTGAACAAAGTTTCCCGACCTTCATGCCATTCTATCTACAGACTCAAAAGGTAAAGGCTCGGCGTAGTGTTTTAATGTTGGCAATGGAATTAGCAGATAGGGTATAGTAATGACTACCATCTTTTTAGCAGACCGGGATTATCGTTACATTCTGTTCCCCGATTACATCACATATACCGGACCACTTCAGCCTTTGGATTATCCCGTGTACATCAAACAGAAAGACGAAGATTTATCTCAGTACCTCAAAGAGATGCAACGGTTGGAGATGAAAGGTATCTACGAAATAGATATGCCTACGGTAGCTCAATACAGTTTGGATACCCCGGAAAGTATTCTTCAATTCATGATAACCTATCTGGGATACCCTGAGGTCGAACGAGTGCAGAAGAAGTTTAAGAATCTGTTGGAAGAAGAGAAGAAGGAGTTCATCAAACTATCCAAGGCTTATGGAACATGGTATACTCCGATTTTTAAGAACACTATTCGAGTGTATAAATTACTTGAAGCAATGGCGATGGGTAAGATGGAATTGCTTCGAGCGTGGTATAATTTGGTAGACCACTATTCCGTTTCTCGTTTGTGGGCATCCTTCTTAACCTTTTCCATCAAGATTTACCAGTACAAATTCATTGAGAGTACACTTCCGTGGTGGTATAAAGAGTCTCTGGGTAGGGCCTGTATTCAGAGAATTGATTTCTCTTCTGGGCTTAAATTGTTGAAGGGTAATAATTTACCCTACGAAGTTTTGGTACCCAGAATTTTGTTATCCATGCGTGAATTACCCCTTGACAATGCGGATGAGGTTTAGTATATTCGGGGGGTAGAGAGGTTACTATATGAAAGATTGTGCAGATGTAATTCAGAAAACTCGGACACGCCTTACCCGATATATGGAAAAGGCGTTGGAGCGTTCTTTAGTTTTCCCTGATTGGAAGCAATTAGCTAACTCCGATGAGGTGAGCAATCAAATTTGTATTCATGCTCAATTTGCACAGGAGTTGAGTTTCTTGATTGCTGATGCCCGAGTGTGGAGAACCAAGCTTCGACTATTCCGGGAAGACATGACAGCAAGTATGCTTACACGGTCTCGGGATGAGAAATCCATTATCTCCCCGCAATTAGATAAGATAACCAAGTTGGATTTGGATGTCAAGGATATGATAATCTGTCTCCAAGAAAGACTTGCTAATTCACAAGAAAATGTAAACAACTTGAAGTTAATCAGTCGTAATTTACTATCTTGATGAAAGGCGGTTCTCTACAACCGTTGATGTAGGGAGTTTGGTTAATCAACAACGTGTAACGAAGAAAGGAATGCTATCATGGCGATACAAAACGTAGACGATATGTTTGGTGATGACGATGACATTGAGGATGAAACTGAAGAATCTCAGGGTGTAGATGATTCCATGTTTGATGATGATGATGATGAGCCTACTCCTGCTCCGGTTAAGCCAAAGAAGACTCCGGCTCCAACTCCCACTAAGGCTCCGAAGAAGAAGTATGAAGAGCCAGAACCAATAATGGAGGATGAAGACGATGATGAACCTGTAGTGGCTCCCAAGAAAAAGGCTAAGGTTGTGGAACCCATCGACGAGGATGACGACGATGAGCCCACAGTTGCGGCCCCTAAGAAGACCGTGGAAGATGGCTTTTTTGCTGGGGTTGTTTTACCTCAAGGTATGAAGTCAGCAAAGTCTGGTGTGGTCGATTCCCGCTTCCCTATCACTAAATATAAGGCCACCAAAGGAATTAAAGACCGCTTTGGTATCATTACCGATGATAACTTGATTGCTCGTACCCATTACCTCGAAGGCTTTGGATATTTCTATTGCTGGGGTGGGGAGTGCTGTTCAGTCATGGGCATCAGTAACATCTACTATGTGTACCCTATCATTAAGTATGACACCAATGCAAAGGGCAAGGTTGGTTCTACCGATTATGAAATCATGTTCTTGGCTCTCCCGGAAGCAAAATACAAAGAGAACATCATCCCGCTTATTGAAGAGGGTATGAATGCTTCAGACTTGGATTTTGTAGTGACTTGCAGTGATTCCAAGATGCAGAAGTTTAGCATGACCCACTTCCCCGCACTTTGGAAGACTAAGGAACAGTTCAATAAGAAGGCGATTCTTGCTGAGGCTAAGAAGCTGGTCGCTCACATCCCAACCTGTATGGCCCGAGTAATTACCCCGGAAGAGTTTCATAAGTTGAATGCTTCGGGGATAGAAGAAGACGAAGACGACTTGGATGGCTTGATGGACTAATGTCAGGTCACGGTGGGGAAGCAGTCGCTTCCCCACCAGTTTTTTGCGTTGTTCTCACCTTTGAAAGGTGAGTGGATTGAAAGAAAGAAAGAAAGAAAGAAACGAAACGGAGTAAATATGGCTCGACCAAAAGCAGAAAAAACAGAAAAGACTACAAAATCTAAGGGTAGTACCAGTACCAAAGATTTTGAGTCTATGGCTGATGTATATAAGGATTTTGATGAAAAGATAATGTTTGGTAAACCGGAAGTATGGTTGGATACAGGCCATCCGGGGTGGAATGACATGTTGGGTGGGGGAATCCCTCGTGGAAAATTTATCGAATATGTTGGACAAGAGGGGGCGGGAAAATCCACAATCGCTTTACAGCAAGCGGTGTTGTGGGCTTCTCAGAACATTCCCGTGTTCTATTTGGATTTCGAGAAAGCTGTAACTCCATCTCTTTGTAGGTCCGTAGGGGCTGTGGAACACATTGAAAAGACTCGAAATATTATCATCTTAAAACCTACAACATTCAGTGATTTTGAGGATATATTTCAGAAGCGAATTCTTAAGACTCCGAAATCCATGCACCCTCCTGTGGTGATTGTAGATTCCGTAGCTTCGATTTTGAGTTCCAAACTTGATACGTCCGATATTGAGGATGCAACCGTTGGTCAGGATTCTTTGATACAAACCCGGTTGGTTCGAAAGTACAACTCTCCCTGTGCCGCTAATGATATTACAATCATTTGGTTGAATCAAATTCGAGCTAACATTGATATGAAAAATCCTAATTCCCCCAAAGATAAACCCTATGGTGGAAAAGCCTACGGCCATTTCCTTGATATTCGAGTGAAAATATCCATCGTCAAAAAGATATTTGATACAGCCAAAGGTGATGGAATTAGTAAAAGGGCTTTGGGGAACATTTTGTCTGTTGACTGTTTCAAGAACAAGTTCTGTCCTCCCTATAAAAAGTATGAGATGCAGTTGCTTTTCGGACATGGCATCTCTGTTCCTCGCTACTTACATGAGACCCTTAACACACAAACCACTTGGCTTCACACAGGTGGAGGTATTTACACCTTGACGTTACCGGGAGTCGAAGAACAGAAATTCCCCAGTCGAGCCGAATTTTACAGTTGGCTTAACATGAACTCAGATGATGTTGTTAAAGTTCTTCAACGAGAAAAGGACTTGTTTCCGTATGTTCAAATTAGCAGTTAAAAACTTCCGTAAGATACGGAAGGCCAAATTAGATGTTGATGGGTTGGTCTGGATAAAGGGTGACAACAATCAGGGGAAGAGTTGTCTTCTGAAGGCAATTCCGACCATGGTGGAAAATACCACTGGAAGCTCCTTTATCACCTATGGGGAAGACTCCACTACGGTAGGGTTACAACTATTCCCAGAGGGACAGGACCCCATCAAAGTAATTTGGAACAAACCTGCTAAAGGTTCAGGGACATACAACTTGAAGATTGGTGAAAGGGATGTAGAGGAACTAACTAAAACTGGCTCCTCGATTCCCCCCGAGTTGTTGGAGTTGGGTTTCAAGGTTTTGACCATCAAGGATACGAAGTATAATTTGCACTTTTGGCCGCAGGGAACATACTTCTTGGTTAGGGATGTGCCATCGTATATCTTCCTGATGGTTTCCCGTTTGTTGAAACACCGAAACCTCATCCCTATGTTGAAGCAAATGAAAGATGACTTCAAAGAACAACAGAAGCAGGGGGTGGAGTTATCAGGTCAGTTTAAGTTGATGGAAAAGAAAGCTCAGATGATTGAAGAATCATTGATGTTGTATTCGGATATTGATGAACATCTAATTTTGTACAATGAGATTAAAACTTCCATAGCTGTGTTGGATACACTGTTGGATATTCAACGGCGAACTGTGGCAACTTTCAATGCCTATCAGGAGTGCAGTCAACAACTTCAATCAATTACAGCTATCATGGAACAGTTGGAAGATGTATCTCAACTTAGGGATAAAATAGCGGAGTATCGTAATTTACAGAAGTTGGCCGACCTGTGGACACAAATTAATGTGGAATTACGGTCTATCCCTAAGAAGATACTGTCGTGGGAGCCTATTGATGTAACAGAAATTCAATCACAAATTCAACAGTTGAATTATCTGGAAGGTCTTGCTACTCAATATCAAGACATCGAATTTCAACTTAGTAGGCTGGATAAACACATCTTGTCCTTTGATGCAGTAGACATTTCTCCTGTATGGAACGATATTCAACAGGTGGTTAAATTAGAACAATTACAACGCAAGTGGGTTGAAATTGATGAAGCACTGACTGAAGTTGAGTCGTTGAAGGCCCAGTTGGTAGCTGAAGAAGAAGCTCTTGACAAAGACCGGAAGCAGTTGTATATTGACTATCCAAATTGTCCAACTTGTAACCGTCCTTGGGAAGGCCATGAAAGGGGTCATGATGAATGATTTTGAATCTCGGGCTAAGAATATTGAAAAGCGTAGCAATGAATTGAGTACCCAAAAAGCGCGATTTGAAGAGCGTCAGCGTCAGTTAATGGAAAACATGAAGGGTGTTAAGAAGGAAGTAAAGGCGGCAATTGGTACTGCATCCTTCGAGGCATTAAATGAACAAATAGATAAAAATAAAGCGGAAATCGATGAGAGGCTTACCAAATCGGAAGAAATTTTGAAGTCCTATGAGAATCCAGATTCGGCTGAAGTTTTTGGTGACGATGATTTTGGAGATTAACCTATGGACTATGTTGATAACATCTTGTCCCGATGGGAGCAAGTCCGGGTTAATCATACTCGACTGAAAGATTCTTTAGAAGAGACGATTCAGGAACGAGACCAGATAGAGAAGCAACACCAACAGGTGTTGGAATCGGTTGAACGGTTAGCCAAAGCGATGGAATATACCAAGACCATAATGACTCTGGTAACCAAGAAAGATATTCAACCTTTGGAAGAGTTGTTGACTCGGGGTTTGCAGACCATATTCCATTCCGGTTATTCCGTTACGATTGAAATTGATGACCGTGGTAAGGATAAGACTGCGGAATTTATGGTACATGAGATAAACCCGGAGACTCAGGTTAAGGAATCCACTGAGGCTCGGGAAACAGGTTTCGGTATTCAGACGGCCTTATCCCTAATTTTGCAGGTATTCTTTCTGATGTATGAGGGCGGTCAGAAGTTTCTAATTTGGGATGAGCCTCTGTCTCAGGTAGATGAAGCCCATATGGATAACATGTTTGCATTCATCAAGGAACTCATTCTGGAAGAGGGAATAGATATTCTGGGCGTAACCCATGACCCCCGACTGTGGGAATTTGCTAACAAGACTTATGTAATGAAGAATGGTAAGTTGACCATAGAAGCGGAGACTAAATGAAACCTATTAAATTGGGGTTCATCTTAGACCCCCATATCTCCTCTACTACTCCATCAGGTAGATATGATGATTACTGGGAGACCATCTTTGGAAAATTGGAAGCTGTAATTTCAATGGGAACGACTCGACACTGGGATGCATTGGTTATCTCAGGGGATGTGTATAACACCAAGCAGATGCCCTTCCCTAAGCAGAATCGTTTGATTGCACTGTTTCGAGATGCACCCTTTGATGTGTTTGTCATTGTAGGAAACCATGACATTTACTATGAACGGTTGGATACCCTCAAGGATACTCCACTGGGAAACCTGTTGGAGTCTGGGGCGGTAAAGTTGATAAGTCAATACGGGGAATTTGGGGGAATCCTCACCGGAGCCTCATACAGCCCCGACACGGCCATATTACCCGCCCCCGTAGTTCCTATCGGTTTTCCGAGGATACTCGTTTGTCACGCCTATATGGGGCCGAAACGGGCAGGTTTCAAAGGTTCCGCTGGGGGATGGCTGTTGTACCCGGAAGTAATTGAGGCTGGGTACGACATTGTGGTAGCTGGGCATGACCACACCGAATACCCAACTAAGGTATTGGAGAATGGTTGTACTGTGTTTCGGTTCGGGTCTCTGTCCCGAGGAACTTCCCATGAGCATAATTTACACCGAGAACCCAAGGCGTTGGAAATCTCCTGTTCTGCTTCCGGGTGGAAACATGAATTGTTGGTAGTGCCTCACAAACCATCAGAACAGGTATTTGCCTACACGGACATTGCGACCAAGGAAGAACAGCGGGATATGAAGCACTTCATTCAAGAACTTAAAGCTTTGTCTACTCAGGAGTTAAGTTCGGGAAACATGTCTGAACTCATAACACAGTTGGAGATTCCCGAGGATGTCCTGTCAGTTATTAACACCTACGCTACCGATTTCGGTATTATTCTGTTTCATAAGGAATCATCATGATACAAATAGATTTCAATGTGGAAGAGTTGAAAAGCTTCATTCCCTTACTGAAGAGTAAGGATGGCGATTCCCGGTTGATTCATTTCAATCAGGTTTCTGCGGATTTCTATAACATACATCACACCGATAACATCAAGTATATTATTGGTAAGGTAGGGTTTAAGTCTTCCGGGGCATCCTTGAAGTCCTTCACGTTTAATTTGGAAGACTTTCAAAAGGTGTTGGGAATCTGTACCGGGGAACTGTTTTCCTTGGTGTGGAAAGAAGATAGTTTCTATTGCTTCATGGATGATAACCTAATTTTCATGGGAAATTATGAAGTATCTGAGGCTACATTCCTACCTCCCCCGACAGTTTGGAATTCCTTTCAGGGTGTTAAAAAGATAAAGATAAATCAAGCTTTGTTCTTGACACACTTGAAACATCTCCGTAAGGCTACACGAAAAGAATCCTTGGTGTATTTGAACAGAACGGGCCTATCCATTCATGAAAATGACCTGACCATTAAGCGGCAGTACGACATTGATTCCATGGGGGAAATGACAGCTTGTTTCCATGCTTCGGAAATTAGTCTGTTCAAGATGTTTTCTGAAGACGAAACGGGAAACATGCTAATCAAAATTACCCCTACGACTCTTTTGATTGGAAATTCATCCATGACCCGTATTATGTTCATTCCTAATCGTCAAGTGAACCCGGCTGAAGATTTAACCATTGGGGATGTTCAGTCTACTTATCCAGTAACCACCGTGGAATCCTATAATATTTGTAGGGTTATAGCGGGATTCTCGGAAGATGCTGGGTATGTTCAGTTGATTGGAGATAAGAAAAATCTCAGGGCTCGATTGAAGAATGATAAATTCAAAAAGGATTCTATTTTAACCCTTTCAGATTTGGGGACGGGGGGAGACCGGATATTCTTCTTCACTCTCTTAACACATCTTGTGCGAGTGTTGGGTGTGTTTTCCGATGATGATTTAGTTACGTTCGAATTTTCCGAAATGGGGTTGTGTGTTATCTCCAAACATGGAACCGCTTTGGTGTTGAACAGGAACCAAGGAATCTGGGTATGACCCTCAAGGAAATTTATCTTCAGAAAGCCATACCGCTCTCCAAGGTGAATATCAAACACCCTTGGTTGGCAGTCCTACCACCGGACCCTTTGGTGAGGTTGGTTCGATTGTATGACATTGAAGAAGATATTTCTGATATGGTGGATTTGCGAATTTACTTTAACACTTCTCCCATTAGTTTCATGTACCCTATGTTTTTCTTCGGTACTTTGTTTGGATTTGGGTTTCGGTCAATTGAAGGAAAAGAGTTCACAGTGAAACCTTTTTATCCCATGTTGGCTTACACTCCGACCCGGACTATGAAGAGTCTTGAAAATTGTAATCATTCTATGGATTTGTTGATGGTAGAAGGCGTTTCGGATGCCGAGGCGGTGTCTGCATACCACCCGTGGGTTATGGCCGTTATGGGTAACAAAGTAAAGAATTTGATGCAGGAGTTGTTACCCTTCTATGTTCAGTCTGTTTACCTACTATTGGATAATGATGCGGCAGGAAAATCCGGGACACAACAAACGCTTCGAGCCTTGGCAAAGAAAAAAATTAGAACACATGTGGTTGAATACCCTTCCGGGTGTAAATTCAAGGACCCGGCTCAGATTGTGCAAGAAGGCCATGGAGAAATTCTTCAGCAGATGTTGAAAGGATTGAAATGAGACTATTAGATAAATATCATCCTCGGAGTCTGACTGGATTATATGGACAGAAGACAGCCCAACAAATCCTAACCGGGGTATTGAAAGACCCCAAGAAGTCCCCTCGAATTTTTACGTTCTACGGTGATTATGGAACAGGGAAGACATCAGCGACTCAGGTGTTTGCGCGGTCTTTGAATTGTGATAATCCTCGGGGAGTAGGCAAACCTTGTGGAGTATGCCCCAAGTGTACTGTTTCGATGGATGAGGCTCGGTATTACAAAGACTGGGACTGCGGCATTGTGGGTAATGTGGAAGCAACTCGAAGTATCCATGATGATTTATCCTATGGTGTGGCGATGAATAAGTGGCAGGTTGCGGTGTTTGATGAGTTTCATATGGCTTCTCGGGCTTCTCAGGGGGTTTTGTTGAAGGTGCTGGATAATTTAGACCATAGGACTTTCGTAATCTTCGTTACGACGGACTTGGAACGAGTGATTGAAACTGTTCGTAGTAGAGCAGTTAACGTACCTTTTGAGGCAGTTTCCGATGAAGAAGCGGTAAACTTTATCAAGAAAGTCGCAGAGAAAGAGGAGATGGACTTGTCCAAGATTGATATAGATAAAGTGGTGATTCGCGCTGGTGGGCATATAAGGGATTTATTGAAGGAGCTTGAGTTAGTAAAACTGATGGGGTATGATGCCTACGATGCCAGCTATGTAGATTATGAAATGCATTTTCTCAGTCTCTTGTTGCTGATTAAATGCAAAGAGAGTGAAAAGTTTGAAGTGGTGCTGAATAAGTTGTGTCGAAACTCGTTGGCTCCATTGAAGGCACATTTCTACAGTGTTCTGGATAAGGGAATGAAACATTTACTGGTGGGTAAGAGTAGTGTGATTCATGAGAAGGGTTATGAAGAGAACAAGAGATTGTGGAAGAATGGGTGGGTTGATTTGTTTAGGTATTCGGTGTCTGAATATGGTGACAAGGCTTTTGAAGATGAACGATTGTTTCGTTGTTTTATGAGGTCTTTGTTTATTAAATTTAGTAAGTAGGTTTGTTTATGGCTATCACAACCAAGTACATTAAGTTGTATGCGGAGGGGGCTTTGAATGAAGAACAGGAAGATGTTTTCTACAAATCTCTATTAGCTATTGCCAATTTGGTAATAGTTAGGCATTTCAATAACCTCAGTGAAGAGGACCGTCATGATGCTCGAAGCGAAGCTATCACCGGGGCTTTGGTAGCCTTGAAGAAAGACTTCGTGGATTTCCAGCAGTATGATGCGTTGCACTTCACTTATACGAACATGCGTCACAGCATCCATAACTACTTCCGTAAATTCAGAGATAAGGAAATTGCAATTGACCCGGATTTGTTTAATTGTGGTGTAGAGGATACGGTTAATAGTGGAATGATATTTGAGGATTTATTGCATCAGATGGAGTTTTTGTATTTAGTTGAAATCAAGAAATATGTTAAGTCGCACCCGGAAGCTATTGATTTAGTTGTGCCATTCGACAAAGCGATTTTGCGAATGGACATATTGGATTCCATTTTGTTACACAAAGCCTTTAACAGCGTTAGAGAGGACTCCCATGCCAATCTTCCCCCTATCAAAGACATGTTTGAACAGCATCGAGTTTGATTTTTTCAAAAAGGTTCTGACCCGTAGAGGTGATAATTTAGTGACTCCCAGTAATCGAAGAGCGTTGTATGCAGTCCTGACCTATTTGGAAGACGACTCACAGTTCTTGGATTTTCTTGAAGCTTTTGCAGGGAGAACCATTAAGGTTCCCTCCCGGCAGTACTTGAATTCCGTTAAGAAGAATGCTCAGATTTTTGCTCACTGTAAACAGTATGGCAAAGATAGAACCATGGAGAAATTTCGATTGACGGAAGAAAAATTACAACGAATACTAAGTTTGATTGAAGTCAGTCCGGAGGTTTCAGATGAGTGATGAACTTATAGTCAATGATAAATCTGCAATAGATTTGATTATTGAGAACACCGATATTGGTAAATTAGTAACGGATGAGACTGCACATAGGGGAATGATGAATTTCCTCACCGTTCTTCAGGCCGCACATTTGTTGGACATATTCAAAATGCAATCAGCCATGAGTGAGTACATGCGATTAGCAATTAATAAATTGTATAATGCGGATAGAATCATATCGGGTGACGATGATGATTCAGCCATAATGTATAAATTAACTAATGCTATGAATTTCATGCAGAAGTATATGTCCTATGCACAGAAATTTACTCACAGTAATCAAGAGTTGTTGTTATCCAAGGAACGGAAAGATAGTGAAGACCAGATTCAGAAGTTACTGGCTACCTTCCAAGGCGACCAGTTGGAAGAAATCATCAAACTATTAGAGGGGCTTCAACATGGAGAAACCACTGAACAAATATCAGGCCGTTCTGGAACTGGCGAAAGCTGAACGACTTAATCGGGAGAATACAGACCCGGAACAACTTGGCCCCATTTTAACATGGGATGAGTGGATTGCCTCTCCCTACTATTCGGGCAACTTCTCATCTGAGTTGTATCCGTATTGGAAGAAGAAAATATCCACCTTTTGTAATAACCAAGCGACAGAATTGGTTATTACTGGATGTATCGGTGGTGGTAAAACTTGGGCGAGTAATGCCTTGGTAGCCTATAAGATATACTGTCTGTCCCGTTATCGTTATCCTCAGAGATTGTTCGGCTTGGGTAGTTATTCTACTCTCCTGTTCGCCTATCTGACCACTACTCAGAAGCAAGCTCAGTTGGCCGGGTTTGCAGAACTTCGAGATGCGATTGATGCCATGCCCTACTTTCGAAATGAGTTTCCTCGTAACATGGAAATCTCTACTGTGTTGGAGTGGCAATCCCACAAAATCAAAGTGGTAGGTGGTTCTTCCGCACAGGATGTTATCTCCATGAACTTGTTTGGTATCATTCTGGATGAGTTGAACTTCTATCGTAAGGGTGGTTCCGGTAGTGTTGGAGATGTGCAGAAAGCACAGGACGACTATGCCAATACCACTCACCGTAGACGTTCACGTTTCGTTCATGGTGGAATTGATTATTCATTCTCCATTTTGATTTCTTCAGCCACGGTGGACTCATCTTTCACCAACAAGAGAATCAAGGAAGGTAAAGAGAACAAACAACTTAAACAGCAGATAGTAGATGTGAAACAGTGGGAAGCGAAAGAGGGGGTCGAAACATTCTCGGATATAAATTTCGCTGTATTTGGTGGAAACGACACCACCGACCCCAAGCTTATCTCGAACCCTGCGGATTTCTTGGACATTTGTTCCTCTGATGACAAGGAGACTGAGCGAGTATCCCAAGCTCTCAACAAACCGGATGTAACGATTGATGATGTGTTTGAAGCATTGAGTTCAGAGTATCGAGAACGTTGTGTTCTCATCCCTATGGATTACTATGTTGACTTCCAGACCGACTTGTTGAAGGCGATTCAGAATGTGGCGGGTATGTCCGTTGGGGATAGTGGGAAGTTCTTTAGTTCCCGAGTGCTGTGGAATTTATCATGTGCCAAGGTACCGGAACTTAAACATCCATTCACGAGAGAGATTTTACAAATTACAATTCAGACCCCACATAGGATGGAAGATAATTTCCTCCCCGAGGTGTTGTTTGATTTGGAGACCCGGAAATTTAGACGACACCCGGATGCAAAGCGATATGTTCATATTGACCAATCGGAGTCAGGTGACTTGACTGGTATTGGTATGGTTCACTTTGCGGAACTGTCTGACATTAATTCAGGTCTTCGTCTCCCTACATTGGAATTGGATTTTGCTTTGGGTATATCCAATACGGTTCGACCAGACCGAATAGATTTAGCCAAGGTTCTGGATTTCTTCATTTGGTTACGGCGAGAATACAAGATAAAGTACGGGAAGATTTCGTATGACAAATTTGCGAGTAACTATCAGATTCAGATGTTGGAGAAGATGAACATTGTTACTGGGTTAACCTCAGTGGATAAGGATGACCTACCGTGGAAGATGTTTCGGTCTTTGTTAGATGAACAGCGATTTAATCAGTATTTCCATAAACACTTTCAAGGTGAAATTTTTGAGTTAATTCATGACAGGGTAAAGCAAAAGGTTGACCACAAAACAGATGGGTCGAAGGACGTTTCGGATGGTGTCGTAGGTGCAGTCTTTGATTGCATATCTGATATAGATAACCGAATGTTGGAAGCTCCTGAGGCGTATAAAGAAAACCTCAAGCTTTTCGGCCCTAACAGACACAACGACAGTTCTGTCTTAAGTGCCAGAAGTGATTGGGTGTTTGCAGATTACGAGCAACGTATGGGTAAAAAGATAACTGCGTTGGGTAATGCTGATGAACTCAGAAAACAAGAAGTGGGGTTGGCTTCTCAATGAAATGGTTCATAGAATCTAAACGAGTATCAGAGTCGGACTTTTTGACCGCCATAGGTAAGACATACTATATGTCAAATCAGAACGTATATGTCAAGACCTTGGATTTGACCTTCCATGTTCCTCAACCGTTTTCATTGATAGATTCTGAAGAGGTTAACTACAAAGAACATAGGAAACTTCAGGAATCAAGGGAACGATTAAACAAGGTATGTAAATCCGTGAATGCTTTCCAAGAGGGAAAGAAACCAATTTACCTTCGAGTCAATGACAAAGTAACTGCCTATGCAACCCGAGCGGAAGCAGAAGTTGTTATGAATCGCCTGATAGAAAATGCATCTCAATTTGATTCATTGGAAATTGTTCGTACTTGGGATGGAAGTAAATTGACTGAGTGTGTTATTAAATTGGATGAACGTACTTTGTATCATCTCGCATTAGGGGAAGCAGAAGAAGCCGGGGTAAAGGATTTGCCTACGCCGGAAGATATGACCAAAGCTGGGTACTCTGCCGATGTAATGAAAGAACTTCAGAAACAGGTAATTTACCGCAAGGCCGGATTCTCTGACGTGTTTATTCTCCCCGCTGATTGGCAGTCCTTGTTGAATCAGTTCCACATTCAGGAGCGCAAGCTTTGGAGTATCGGAGGTCGAAATTACTGGGCATGGCAGGGTCCTTCAATTGCCGTGGTGACTGACCGAAACCCTGTGGACGGGGCGAGTGCTAATCAACGTACTGTAGATGCCGGAGATTGGGTGGGTCGTACTGGTCGAATGTCTGTGTTTGGTGCTTCTGATGCTGAGAAGAAAGATACTGCTGTGGTGTCTCAACCCAAGGCGTTTGATGAATTCATGACTGGACTTCAAACCAAAGGTAAGGCCACTAAAGACGGTGGGAAACCTACGGTCATAGAGATTCCTCCTATCCCTACATTCAAGACTAAAGAAGTCGAAGATAAGAAATGCATTCCGACTACACCACCTCAAGGGAAATTTAAGAGTTGGTATGGGATGCTCAAGAACGACCCTAAATTTGCCCA